AGGATCTGTATGCTCGGAGACATATTTTCAGTACCTGGTTTACAACCTTCTGGAAAATATGGAACAGCTGAGAACAATACCATCAGAAATTTGTTGATGCTGGTTATTGTTTTTAAAAGCATCTGCGGCAAAGATATAAATTTCTTTTTGTATGTTCTTCCTTTGATTTTGGGCGACGATGTGCTGATGTCTACTAAGGAAGCAGTTATTGAGATTTTCAATAATATTTCTTTTGCTGAGAAAGCGAAGGAAGTGTTAGGGATGAATTTCACTACCGCTTCAAAAGGAGATGGACACGTTTCTCATATGTCAATCGATGACTGTACGTTCTTGAAGAGAATGTTCAAGAAGCATGCGGTGTTGGACATTACAGTTTGCCCTTTGAATCTTGATTCTGTCATTAAAACTTTGTGTTGGATGATACCTTCCAAAGCTGTCAACAAGATAACCCAGTTGAAAGGAATGATGGAATCTTCAGTACGAGAAGTATTTTTCCACTGCGACTCAGCAGAACAGTACGATAGATTCATAGGTTTTCTGAAAACCAACTTCAACGAGGCTTTCCCGGAGTCCGAGTTGATTTTACCCACATTTCACGAGCTTGTAGCGAAGTTCGGTGAAAATTCTGAGGAATCAAAGTAATTCGATTCCTTTTATGTCCAATCTTTAGAAGACGTTAAACTCTAAACATCATCGCCGTTCAGAATAACGGCGAGCGAGGGGATCGCTTATCCTCTGTTCTCAATTAACCATGTAGAGAATTAAAGAAACATGGAGCGAAAAACTTGAGTAGTCAGATCAGTACGAGTTCTGTCTAGATCTTATATATTTCGTCATTCCGCTTTTGTTTGCATTTGTGCGGCTAACCAACATAATTTTCGTACGCTCAGAGAGAGAATGAGTCTCCTCTTTTCTGAGTTGAAACATCAAGACTTGCAAAAACTATACGAGATACAGTAACTCATCTCAGAAACGAGTTACAAGAGTGCGAAGGAACTCTTATTAACAATCCTTTACCAACTTATTCAGCGCCTTATTTGAAACGCACTGCTGATTTCGATAGATCTTCAAAGATTTATAAGCTAGCAATGAAATATCATTCGCAAGCTTCGCATATTTCATCTTTGAAATCTACTTTGAAACGAATTCAGCGAAACGCTTTCATGTCAGGAGGAGGTGATATCTATTTAGATGTGACTTTGGAATCAGAGACTGGAGTTCTCAATGAGAACGCTATCTCCGATGAAAAAGTCGATGTACATGAAAATCTAATGGATGTGGCCGGTGCTGCCCCGGAGGAAGTCGATGCTGTCGATTCAAAATCTACCGACGTTGGTCTGCAAAATGTTCTTCATTTGAATGAATTCTTTGAAAGACCAATCGAATTGACAACTTTTGATGTGCCTGTAGGTGATGATGTGAATTACACCGTGGAGATTTGGGATGCTGTCACTTCTCATCCGAGCATACGTGCTAAGCTGAGAAACTACGCATATTTGCAGTGTGATATTGAAGTTAGAGTAGCCATTTCGGCGACACCTTTTCATTATTCACATGTTTTAGTGAGTTATCAGCCGTTTGCTGCTGACAACGTGAACTTGAACTTCCTTGACGCCGAATTAAGTGGCACTAGAAGAGATTCTGCTCTAGTTTATTTGTCCCAATCACCACATTCTGGTGTGATGGATATTAGAGAGAATGAGCCTCTAGATCTCACTTGTCCTTATATTAATGTGCAGCCTGTCATCCGACTGTTTAATCAGAGTCCGTTGATTATATCAGCAGGTACTTCCTATGAGGACACAGCCAATTTAGGAAAATTGTACATCCAGAGTATCAATCCTGTGAGAGCAGCTAGTGCTACTCCTTCTGACATTTCAATCTTTGTTTACACACGGATGACCAATGTCAAGCTGGGATGTGTTACTGGCACTGTGCTAGATATTACTACGGAGAGTCACACCGAAGTTTTGGACATCACATTAGAGTCTGAAACTGAGGTAGGACCTATAGAGAGAATCACATCGAAGGCGGCGGCTGCTTTAAGCTGGCTGTCTACGATCCCCTCTATATCTCCGCTCGCATCTGCGGGTTCTATGGCAATGTCAGGAATCTCTCAAGTATCAGCTATTTTCGGTTGGTCTTATCCGACAATGACCAATGAACCTGATCGAGTCAAGAGTATGCCCTACCAGAACGGAGCTCAGACGGTTGGCTATGACATGGGAAAGAGAATTACTCTTGATCCTATGCAGGCCTTGACTGTTGATCCCAGAGCTCTGGCATGTGACACTGACGATATGATGATCTCCGCGCTTTGTCAAAGAAAATCTTTGTTAAGCAAATTCGAGTGGACCGGCGATGATGCCCCACTGGGAGTGCCTTTGTGGGTAGCCCCAGTAAATCCAAACATCATGCACCGTGAACCAACTGTGGACGGTTTTCATTGGCTCTGGTCACCCACTGGTTTGGCCACAGCTGCAACACCTTTTGAGTTCTGGAGAGGAGATATCACATTTCATTTTGAAGTTGTGTGTTCACAGTATCACAGAGGGAAACTGGCTTTCATGTTTGAGCCTAACATTTCTCAGAATATTGTTATAGACACTTCTTTGGATCTCAACAAGCAATTTGTGAAAGTCATTGACCTTCAAGAGACACAAAGTGGTTCTTACACCGTGAAATGGGCATTTCCGAAAGCATGGGCGAGAGTCATGCCGTGGCAGCTCATAGGATACGTTGGAGATGTTGGACATGTAGGAGACGCTATGTTCGATTATGCTAACGGATACATTGCTGTGGTGCCATTTACCTCTCTTCAATCCCCTGACGGATCAGACATTTCAGTAAATGTTTGGATCGAATCGGATAATATGATGTTCAATTATATGAGCGAGAAACATATTACGTCTATGGAAAGACCGATAATCGTGGGAGCTGAAGAAGAGAAAGCATTGGATGTTACTTTGGAGTCTGCTACTGCCATTGCTGGTAGTAGTAAGGAAGATCTGAATGAATCAACTGCTAATATGGACGGAATAGCTGATCTCCATTTTGGAGAAATACCACTCAGCTTCCGAGCCTTGTGCAGAAGATTCATGAGTCCAGTTTTAGAAGAGAAGAGTAATGATCCAGCAGGAATGTGGGTTCGGGTGCCTAATTACCCACCAGCGTACGAACCTTACACTCCTTTGCCAACTGGAACAACATTCTCAAATCTCTTAGGCTATCTCAGATATTCCTACCTTGGCATCAGAGGAGGAATGAAACATCGATTGATGGTATCTGGAAACATTGATGTGGGACCGAACAGTGCGGCGTTCATTACTTTGGACACACCGACCGACAGTAGGGCTTCCTACGCAACTGTCCCATTCATCTTTGCACCCAGCCTGATGCAAATGTCGGGAACCGTAGTAGAAGTGCCTTTTACCCAAGGCGCTATCGAATGGGAAACACCTATGTACACGAACAACTTGTTCGGGTTGTCATTTTCTGATGACATGTTTCCTGCTACAAATACGAATTTCGATCCAGTCATGCTTGATTCATCTTATGTTTCAATGTCATGGAATTCGGATCCTAATGACAAGATAGTTACTCATTCAGTAGCTATCGCAGAAGATTTCTCACTCATGAAATTCATGGGAGGAGCGATTTATCAAACAAACCTTTTATAGGGATGTTTGCTGCAAGCGAGAGGACGCTATATAAATGATCACGAGACCCTGTCTTATGACCTCAGCTTTTCGCTACAAAGGGTTTCGACCCTTTATAAC